TCCCAAATGTATGCTTGATCGCCTGATCTTTTATAAGTTGCCATGACATTACTACCTCTGACTGTCATGTTTTCCCATATGTCGCTATACTTGTTGTTGGGCCATTTGAGCAAACCTGATCCTAATGTGTTTATATTGTTGTCTTTAACATAACTTACATCTCTGAGTCCTAAGAATAGATTTGGTTCATAAGTCATGTAATGATCTATGTTACTCATTACGATCATGTCTAAGTCTATGTAAAAGTTTGTGTCGTATTCAAATAGACCTTCTTTAAACATATATGTCTTCCACCACCAACCTTGTAGTTTGTGTTCTATTGGTAATGGTATAACATTTATGTTACTGTTTAAGTTAGTAGGATCTTCTGTAAGACAGTAAAACTTATACGTGAGTGTGAGGTTTCTCTCAATCATATTGTACATCTTGTTGACATACTCATGATTGTAAACTTTATGCCCGTATTTTACTGTAATTACATTAATCATTCTTTACTTGGAACAGTTAAGTTAATTTTCTTCTTGCGTGGCTTTTTTGCAGGTCTATCTTCTTTACCACTGACATAAACGTAAACTGTTTTAACTTCCTGTACTTTCTGTTCAGCAGGAATTGGAGTTTCTTCACGCTTCATCTGGTCACGCACCCATTGAATGTAATCTCTTAACATGTTCATATATAGACCTTTTCGTAATCTTCAGGATTGTCTTCTGGATCTAGTCCATCAAAGTATTGTCCTGATTGTTTTTCTTTAAACTTTAATGTGCCAAAGACTGACAAGAACTTTTGATTCTTCTTGCCCCAGGCTTGTGTCATTTCTAAGAAACGTTCTTGTCCAAACATAATTTGCAATTGTGTCTTGCAATCTTCAGGACTAGGGTTGATATCGTACTTGGTATCTTTTAATGTATGCATAAAGCCAATGCATTTATCAACTTCATCTTCAGTCATGTGTGGGCTAAGTTCAGTGACCATTTTGTCGAAATGTTTGATGTGCCCAACATAGAAGGGCTTGTCGATTAGACCTTTAAATTCTGCCATGTCTGTGTTTCCTTTCAATGCATTGTTCTACCAAGAACGTTGAGTTCTTCACCAATGTTGATGTTAACTCTGCCCCTAAGTTCATGTGCTGTATCTTTTAGATACTGTTCTTGCACAAGAGCACCTAAGAATTCGTGAATGGTCTTGAGACCTAGAATCTTTAAGTTAAAAATTTCTTTTTCATTGTCTGGCAATGTATCAATGTCAATACCCATCATATGGTGTATTGACTTCTCAATGTCAGTCATCAATGGTTTCACTGTGACTAATAACTCACCACTTTCATCTTTGGTAAGTTTGTATGTGTATTCAAGTTGTTGGGTCATAAATTTCCTTAAATTGTTGTGGTGTTATCTCACTGTAGTTTGTTGCTGTTATGGATGTTTGTGTATTTGATCCGTTAACTCTAATAAACTTCTTAGTGTCAAATTTCTTGACTATAGTTGTTAGTCTAGACTTCCATCTGCGAGTAAGATCATGTGCTGCAGGTATAGTTGAGTTTCTTGCGTAGTTTGTTGTACCATGATAAACATTTGGTAGATTGTCATTACTGTCTGTATAGTCAAAGCCAATTATGTATATCACATCGTTAGTTTCTGCCGCTAGTTCAAGTGCTGATGTACCACTGTCGTGTGTCATTGGCTTACCCCAAAAGAAGTTAATGGGTTCGCCTGTTTCTGCTATCTTGTCTATGCGATTTGTATGCTGTGTATGAAACGAACAACGCTTGTGTACATTGTTCTGTAGTATTTCATCTACCATACTAAAATCCATGCTTACTAGATAGTTGGGTAAAAAGTCTCTGTGTAATCCATTACAACCATACGTGTACATGGTGTGATGTATTGTGTCTAAGTCGAATTGTTTACGACTAGGACCATTACCAATGACACACGCTATATTCATTATTACTCAGGCTTCTTTGGTTCTTTGTAACCACTAGCGTAGGCGGCTTGTGCTTGTTTCTCAGCATCTTTCTTGTCTGTGTAAAGTTTACCTTGGTCTCCCCAACGATAGAAAACTTCACCGTTTTTTATTACTCTTTGAATAGGCATGTATTTCTCCTTGCTAGTTGTATTTAGTTCTGCACATACTTCTAAATGTTTGGCAACAGACTTTTCAGTTTTAAGTGATCTATGACATAGACTGCATTTATAACCTATAAGTTTCCATGCACCATTGACATATTGATATGTGTTATAGATGGCTAGGTCCCGCTTGTTGTAATGATATTGGCTCATTGTTCTTTCCGAATCTTCGTCTTTGTGCCAAACTCATATTTCTTTTGTGCTGTTCACTCTTAGGTTTGCCAAGTTTAGCCTTTGACATCTTTAATTTAGTCTCAGGGCTCTTGGGCTTTCCCAAACTTACTCGGCGCATTGCTTCTGCTACCTTTTGATAATGACTTTCACTCATTGGTCCTGTACCGCGGAACCATTCAGTAAATCCTTCTTCTTGTAGTGGGTTTGGTGTATCTGTAACGCCAAACTTACGAATGTATTTTACTCCGTTACCATCAAAGCGATGCCAACGAGTCCATAAACCTTGTGCCATGTTATCCTCTTTTGTTGAAACGTTCTTGAAGTCTTTGTAGGAATTTGATATGAGTGTCATTTCTATCTACCATCTTTTCTAAATAACTATCTACTGGGTGTTCTTTTGGTAATGCAAGTATGTTTATAACACCACCTTGACCAAACACATTCTTACTGACATTGTTATGATTGCGTGGATTGTAGTTTGGAACTGCAATCCAATACAAGTTGTAACCTAATTCTGTATGTAAGAAGTCATAAATCTCATCAAAGCCTGATCCATGCATTGCTTCGTAAAAGATTACAGGTGTGTTTTCTCTAATGGTTTTCTTTGCACCATTAAACACTTTAAGTTCGTGACCCTCAACATCAATCTTAATGACATGAGGTTTGTCTATGTTAAGATCGTCAACACGCAATGTAATGCAGGGTTGACCAGTTGTTTCATTCATCATGCACTCACCAAAGTTGCCTTGGTCGTTTAGTTCATAATCACTGATGAAACTTCTACCCTTAGTGTCAGACACAGCAGCCTTAATCAATGTAACATTTTTAAGTTTCTCTGTGTTCATCTCTAACAGTTTGTAGTTTTTAAGATTAGGTTCAAAACTATACACATGTTTTGCTCTGTGTGCAAATGCTACAGTGTGATATCCAATGTTGCCACCAATGTCATATACAACTGTGTTTTCGTTAATATGTTGCGCCAACAAATCTATTTCTATTTGAGTGTATTCGCCATATATACGAATGGATTGTCCAATGATTACATCTTTCTCATAGAAGTAAAAATTGTTAGTGTATCGTGTTCTTGCACTAGCGATACCATCGACAATTGCACTAGACATATTGACGATTGTGGGTTTGACACTGTAACTTTCAGGAGGTGCTACTGAAAGGGACTCTGTTTTCACAAGTTCCCAAGATACAATGTTCTGGTCTTGATATACAAGTTTTTGCGTATGATTCATCATAGACTTATTTATGTATTGCTAAAGTCACTATTTAATTAGTGTGCCATATGTTTTCTTGTATCCATACTTTGGTGAATACTTGATTACTCTGTAGGTCTATTTTGTGTTGTTCACTGATTGCATCTATTACGTCTATGCTGGTGTTAAGAATGTCTTGAATGATTTCTAGTTGTACTAATGAAAAGTCGTATTGAGTACCGAATTGTAAGTTGTTCATGGTACCTGCGAGATAACTTTGTGGGCTGTTGTTACTAGATAGTTTAGTGTTGTAAAGATATCTTTTATTTGATTTCTTGAACCAATTAGCAAAGTCTTTTATGTCTTGGTTCTTGCTAAGTGAAAGTTCTTGCATATAACACATGACGCCAATGATACTTGTGACAATGATTTCACGGTCTTCATTTGGTAGTGTTATGTAAGTGGTGTTTGCCTGTGTACGCTTAACGTCATACACTATCTTTCTAATTTTACGCATGTTGTAGTCTCCTATATTGTATTTATAAGAAATGGCAAAAAACCGTGGATTAAGGCGAAAATAGGGGGAAGAGACCCATTCCCCTCCCCCTGTAGGTACAACATACGGCTCACCGGTATGTGTGAGCAACTTTATTTATACATTTGATATTGCTCTTTGTTAAGCCACTTGACGAACTTGCCACCGCAACTCATGCATATAAGTTTTGCGTAATGTGGACCTGGTGTGATTGTAGTTAACAGTTTGTGATCGTCATGATCTTTAGGCAATGGTTTTTCTAATTTACTGTCCCATGCTCTGGTACCATTTGGTACATACTTTGGTCTGTTCCAATTTATATTGCTCATGATAACTCCTCATCATCTTCAAACTGATCCATGTCATTGCGCCATATGCCGGCTGCTTGATAAAACTTTGATTGCTTTTCTGTAACTTCATTGTTGAGAGGAATTTTTATCCATTCGTCTAGCAAATAAAACATTGCTTCTAATTCATCATCTTCATTTGTGTAGATTGAAATCATTGCGTGTTTTAACAACTTGCGATGAAAGTTAGTTGTTTGGCAACGAACAGGTTTGTAATGAAGTCTTGCTATCATACACTTTGGATGTTCTTCCCAAAGAGTCTCGATTGTTGAAAGCACTGTTAAGTTTTCTTTAGTACCACGCTTTAACTCAGTCAAGCAATTAGTTGCGGCACCTGCTAAGAAAACTGAATATTTGCGATCGGTATCTGTCTTTAAACTGATATAGACTTTTGCTCTCATGTAACGACCTTCGGTTCTTACATTACCAATCTGCACACCAATCTCTACATATTTGTCATGTACACTTAGTCGCTTGTACCCAATTGGCTCCGTTGATCCTATCTCTCCCCGGTCTCCCGGTATTCCTTGGACTTCTTTCACCTCGGGCGCTTGCGCCGGCGAAGCAGGAGAAAGAGGCGTCGAAGACGCATCAAGATTATCAACACTTGTGTTGTAATCTATTCTAGTTCTAATACCGTTTCTTTTTGAATTAGAATTGGTATTAGAATAGATTACAACATTGTCGTTTAAATTAAATTCTGTACCCAACTCTTTGGGTTGATGATGTTTAGTGTTAATTGGAATGCCAATACTAGCCAAAAGTTCTTCTGCGGTCAAATTTTGCATATTTGTATCTCCTTAAAGTTATGCTGCCTAATGTCTATCTTTTGACGAAGATGAAGCCCGGGCCGTCAAACCCGGGACTTCTAAGACTTTAGGAGTGTCTGTGAATCAAAAGTTCTAAAAATGATCCACGATGTATTTATGCCTACTACTACAAAAAATATTTTTTTACCTGCCCGTTATACTGTTCTATAAATACAATATAGATTACAATAGCAAATAGGAGATAAAATATGGAAGCGAAAACATTACAAGTCTATCCGGTTCTTGACTACTGCATGGGACCATACAACTACTATGTTGTCACACCTGAAGGTGATTGGATGTACTTTTCTGAGAAAAAGGAAGCAAGGTCCTTTATAGAATTCTACACTGAGTACCAAACTAAGCAAAAAACTAAGAAATTATGCGAATCCTATTAATCACATTTGTTACACTTTTTCTCACAGGTTGCGCTGGTTGTAAGTCGCATTGCATACTTGGCTTTGGTCCTGGTAATGCAGCCTTCGATGCAATTGGTCATATGAAAAACACTGATGACCCCTGTCAATATATTGGGAAGCCTGAGGGCTACAAGTTAGCCAGTTTCTGTTTTGCTAATGCAGGTAAGCGTGTATACTATGTAAGAGATGTGCAGAATCGCATCGTATATACAGTGAGGTAAATATATGGAACTGACTATAGAACAAAAGATGAATAAAGATATTGAAGAAATTATTTCATATCTTGAAGGTACAAAAAAGATACATGACTATGAGGCAAAGATTGATGCTGTACACAGAGCCAATCATCAAGTCAATGGATTTACGTTTTCTTGGCAAGACAAATTAGAAAACGATCTTAGACGATAAAATTAAGTCTATCCTGTCTGCTACTTTTTTAAGTTTCCATCACTCCAATGGTAGACAGAATGAAGCGGTATGTTCTCCCGAGTACCAGACGAATCGGGGGATTTTTTATGGCTGTATAAGTATTAACATATGACCAAGTATGTATTCATCAAATCAAAAGTAAGAATCGCAGAGGAGTTGCATCGACTCTGGGATAACTATCCATTGTACAAATTTATAAATGGTGCTCAATGGGTGCGTAAACGTGAATTAGAAATTGCCGAATGTCTTACCGAGAACGATGATTGGATTGAAGTCTGTCGTGTAGTTTGGCAACAAAGACAAGACGAATTAGAAAAGTCTAATAAGAAGAAAACAAGACGATTATGAAACTAAACAGGCGTAAGCGCAAACAGATACAACGAATGTTAAAGTTGTTGATGAAATAAAAAAAGCCCCTTAATTGGGGCTTTTTGTTATAAAGTAGTGTGCGAAAGATTGTCTATTTAGGAATACTTATATGGCGTATAAGTGAGTGATTTAAGGACAATCTAGGTATGCATTTAGATTTTACAAAGCAACAATCTCTCGCACAACTGTATTTATTCCATCCGGTGCAAAAAATAATTATTCTGTAGTGCTACGTAGTTTCCACATAACCTTACCCAACTTATCCATTTCACCTTCTAGAAAATTAATTAAGCCATATTGCTTAAACTCGCTTGCGATATCGTGACATTCTTCGTAATGGTTCATCAAAGTTTGACTGTCAGCAAGAAGTTGTTTGGTCATCTCCATTGCGTCAGGAACTTTGTCGCTGTCTTTAATATCGCCTAGTTCACTAATTCGCTTTAAACTGAATGGGGCAACACCCTGAATAACACGAATCTTTTCACCGATCATATCGATATTCTCTTGAGCAGGCTCATACACTTGACTGAACAAATCATGGAACTGTGTGAAATCAGGTCCAACTGTATTAACGTGATAGCCATGAGCCTTTGTGTAGTATTGGAAGTTGACTGCGAACAAACGCTTCATTGCTTCAATTAATGTTTCCATTTTGTTTCCTTTGTATTATTTATTGATATCTTCATTGAAGATGATTTTAGGTGGAAAGAATTGTATCTCTTGAATACTGTTTGCTCTACGACCCACGATGCGTAACCCGCACCATATACCTGCTAAAAATGTTACTGCTGTCATAAAGACAATAGCCACAATCAGTATTTCTGCAACTGACGCTAACCATGTTGGTAATGTCTTTAAAAATGCGGCTATTGTCTCTAACATCATAATTCAATCCATAGTCGTTTTTCTTCATCCCAACGATATGGTTTAGTATTATCTTCAGGGTAATGTACAGGTGCTACCCATACACATGTATCTTCATCTAATAACCAACTGTGATATGGTTTAGGTGGAATGAATGCATCACGAGCCTCATCATAAGTGTAACCTATACCTGCGTAGTTCTTACGAAATGGTGTGCCACCTTGTGAGTGTACATTGGCTATTGTGTTGTAACTTGTTCTCTTGCAAACTTGTTTTCTGAACTTACCATAGTATTGTTCCCAATCGATTGGACCACCTTCTGTACCGGTAATGACTTCAGTTACTATATTGTTTTCGTCTAAAAATGCGTAATGTGCCATACTGTTCCTTACCAACTGATGTTACCAGTACCACTAGTGATAGTATAGACTTTATACCCACTTCGTGAACTTGTGTCTGGTGTTGTGTTGCCGGCTGATCCATTAATGGTCAACCCTACATCGGCTGATGCTAAATCATCATAACTGTCTAGGTAAGCAATAACAATTATACCGCTACCACCGTTACCACCAGTTGTGTTAAAAGTAGCACCACCACCTCCACCACCAGTGTTGTTTGAACCAGGGAATGCGCTAGTACTACCATCGCCAGTACCATTACCACCACCTCCAAGTCCACCGTAGCCAGATATCGTACCACCGCCTAATCCGCAGCCACCACCGCCACCAGCGTAGTATGTTAGTGTACCTGTTATGTTTGATTGTAATCCAGCGCCACCATTACCACCAACGTTGGTTAATGCATTGTCGCCCACTGCATTGGCGCCACCGCCGCCACCTCCGCCCCAGCCATAGTTGCCATTCCAACCAGCGCCTTGTCCACCATCATTACCTTGACTACTAGTTGCAGTACCGCCTGCACCTATTGTTCCTGTGTCAGCAGGACTACCACCACCACCTGATCCTCCAGGTCCGCCGTTAACGCCTTCGTTACCACCGCTACGACATGGTCCCCATCCACCACCTACGCTAGTGAATGTACTGAGTACACTGTTAGCACCTTGTATACCATTACCTGGTCCACTTGGTCCTGCTTGACCTGCGCCACCAGCACCAACTGTTACTGTGTAATTTGTTCCAGTACTAAGATTAGCATTTCCAGTTAACATGCCGCCTGCACCACCGCCACCACCAAATGATCCACCACCGCCACCACCGGCAACGGTTAAATACTCAATTGGGATAGTAAGTGTCGCATTAACATAGTTATATCTGCGTTCTGATATAAGTTTAGCAGAATATGTGTTGATAGACATATTAGGTTAACTCCGAACCAAAGATGTTAAAACTGAAATCTGCTGTGCCTGCGTATACAGTGAACACATCAGTTGTTGCCATTGTTACACCCAATGTTAGTGCAATACTATCATTTGCTGGTATAGCAACATCATATGCTAGATACATTTCATCTGCTTGAGTTGCGCCTGCAGGTCTAACCGAGAGTCTAAATGTGCTTGATGCAGCACCACGATTGCAAATGTTTACAGTAGATATAACTGCTGTAGTTGCACTGGGAACAGTGTATACATCTGCTGGTGTTGTTGCTGCTGGGGCTGATTGCCCTAATACTTTATAAGTTGTTGCCATGTTTTTATCCGCCCATTAATAAGAATGCGTTGAAAGTTTCTCCGCCACCGCCTGATTGCGCTTGCCAAGAGAGATTGCCTGATCCGTCTGTTGTCAATACATCACTGACATTACCGCCGGTTATAATTACATTACTGTTGCTGCCTAAATTACTTATGCCATTAAAATTGATAGCATCATAATTAAAGTTTACACTACCTGGTCCGCCGCTACCTTGAAAATAATTTGCAGTTGTTGAAACGACACCATTACCGTAATTAATATCTACTGAAATATCAAATCCACCAGTATCAACAAAGATGTTTCCACCGTCACCGTACACACTTGTACCAATAACTAATATCTTGTCACCGTTTGCAACTCCACTAGGAACATTGGCAGTGTATCCAGTACGATACACTGAAAGTGTACCATAGCCACCTGCATTAGCAGTATCTACTCGTCTTTCGATTCTTATATCATTAGTATTTTGTGTATCAATATTAGTCAAATACAATGTGTTAACACCGTCTGCGGGTGAATTAAAACTACCAGCACCTTGACTAGTTACATTGCCAGTAACACCTAGGTCACCTGTAGCAGTGATATTTACAACACCTAGGTCACCTGTAGCAGTGATATTTACAACACCTAAGTTACCTGTAGCGTTAATATCTACAACACCTAAGTTACCTGTAGCAGTGATGTTATTAGTACTGACATTACCATCGTATGCAAATTCACCACTACTTGTGTTGTAGTTAACAATGTTGGTTGTGCTTGCATTACGAACTGGTTTAACATAGAATGCGTTAGCAGTTGTACCGTTTAAGGAAGCACCGGTTGCGTTAAGAATAATTGTATTTCCAACTGTACCACTATATCCGGCAAGTCGTCCAATAGCAACGCTGTTTGCGCCCAAACTAAATCCGCCCGCTTGAGGTCCAATTGCAACACTGTTTGCACCTTGACTAGTGTTTGCAGTTAACCAACCAATCGCAACTGCACCTATGCCTTGACTAGTTGAACCAGCGCCTCGTCCAAGAGCAACTGCATTACCTAATTGACCACTACGACCTGCAGCCAAGCCAATTGCAACTGCACCGCTTGCTTGCACTAACTCACCTGCAACTGAGCCAATTGCAACACTGCTACCACCCTGACCGCTATAGCCAGCGCCACTTCCAAGTGCAACAGCGGATGATCCTTGCGTGAAAGAGGCCGCGTTTGCACCGATAGCGACTGCACCAGCACCTTGTGTAGTGTTACCTGCATTTCTACCGATACTAATTGCGTTAGCACCCTGTGTAGTAGTACCACTATCGAAACCAATTGCTACAGCATTAGCGCCCTGTGATGTTAATCCTGCGTTTGCGCCTAATGTAATGTTACTACTGTTAACACGAAGATTTGTTATTTCTACAGTATTGCTACTATTGTTAAATGTAAATGCATTACTTCCGTTTAATGAACCATTGTCATTGTATTGTACTTCAGTGTTTGCGCCACCTGGTGTTGCTGGTCCGGGTGCACCACTAAAACCACTAACGCCACTAGCACCACTAACGCCGCTGTATCCACTTTGTGTGTACATTACTTGTGCTACATTTACTATAACGCCCGGTGTTCTTGGAGTTGTACCTGCGGCTGCAATTGTATCAATCGATACATTTGCCGCACTATTAGTTGTCCAATATAATTCAACATAATCGTTTGCATTGGCTGCAATACCAATAAAGTCAACAGTTGCTACTGTATAACCATACTCAGATGAGTTCTTTCTTGCTGGTATAAAAAATCTTGTATTGCTATCAGGGTATACATTACCATTGTATTTTAAGTAAATGTCAGCATAGTGAATTGCATTGTCTGTGTTAACTAATTGAATGCTGTATGTTAATTGATATACACCGGGTGTTTGTATAACAATTTCACCAGTGCCGGCTAAGTTAATTCCACTTGCTGTACTTGTACTACCAATTGCTACAACTTGTTCTGTTACTGAACCTGCTTGGTCAGTGATATCAAAGAATGCACCATAATGTCCTTGTGCGCCACCTGCGCCGGCTGCACCACTGAAACCTGATATACCCTGTGGTCCTGTTGCACCCGAATAACCTGATGTACCACTTGCGCCAGCAGAACCATCTTGACCACTGAATCCAGACACGCCGCTTGCGCCCGTTGTTCCATTTGCTCCGCTATAACCGCTAACACCACTTGCACCAGCACCTCCATTAGAGCCACTAAATCCTGATATACCTGAAGCACCAGCACTTCCATTTGTGCCACTGACGCCGCTTGCTCCGCTAGCACCACTAAATCCACTTGATCCAACGAATGCTGCGCCACTATAGCCGCTGATACCGCTACTACCACTTGTGCCACTATAGCCGCTAGCAGACGCCGCGCCAGGTGCTCCGCTAAATCCACTGATACCACTTGATCCAACGAATGCTGCGCCACTAACACCTGAAAGCCCCGATGTACCGCTATAGCCACTAGTACCACTTAATCCACTACCACCAGGGCCGGGTGGACCACTATAACCTGAAAAGCCTGATGTTCCTAATGCACCAGCAGTTCTACTGATTTGTACTTGTACATCGCCTAATTGTTGAATAGCGACTTGTACTGTGCCGCTATCTGAGACTGTGATTTGATTAGCCATTGTTGATAACTCCATCGCTGTTAACTAAGAACAACAAAAACACACTTTCATCGTATGCGGGTTGTGTGCCAACTGATGGGAAACTAATTTTTACTCTACCAGTAAAACATGCTGGCTCACTTGCGTCAATATCTAAATCTGGATCACCTGCAATCAAGTCCCATGTATCGTCATCAATTGTCATTGTGAATGTACCGGCTGCGTTATCAACATTACTGATTGGCAAAGTTATTGTTGTAGGTTTGATAGTGTTCGCTGCCATTGTTCCAGTACCGGTAGATAATGCAAATATAGGTCCACCTGATGTTGCTGAGATTGTGAATGTTGTACTTGTTATGATTGTCTTAACATAGTAAGTTGTATTGATAGCAACGCCACCAAACACTGCGCCTGTAAATTGAATAGGCTTACCAACGAATAGTAATGCTGTGCTAGGACATGTCAATGTATCGTCTGTCGCTTCTGTATTTGTGATTGTTGCGACTAATGGGACAAGCGGGTAGTTGCGAATCTGAAAGTCTAGACCAGTGCGACTGTCATGAAAATCAGTAATTGCTCTGCGAATGATTTGAGCACTGATAGTTGCACCAGTTAAATCAACAGGAGTAAGACCTGTCTGCCATCCGCTAGTGCTAACAATGTTGCCCCATGCAAAATTCCAGAAGTCTTTCTGATCGAAAATTAATTCTTGCGCTAAGATTTGTCCGTCGAATCCCGCGACTTGGTTTAATGTGTTTTGCGAAAATTTCGCCATATTATGCTCCTCTGCATGTCTCGCATCAAACCCCACTGTGCTGACTCGCAAGTGTGGGGTGAGTTTACTGACTATATCTATTTATTTATAAATTAGAAAACGTAGGTATTAGTTGCAACTGTTGCTATCGTTTCTCCGTCTACATTGGTTGCTAAATTACAAACACCAGAGGCAACACCGTCTGTTGTGTTGTTGCTATCTGTTAATGTACCAGCACTTTCTGTTCTAGAACCTATACTAAAGGTTACACCGGATCCAGTAGGTTGACCAGGTATAGTTCCTGTTATAGGAAAACTATACATAAAATCAATACCTACAACATTGATACGGTTTTGAACAATAGACATATTGACAACATCAGTTGTACCGGTAACTTCTATTTGCCATTGCAATGTACCAGAACTATTATATTTTGCTAAAAATTCAGTGCCAGAAATATATACATTACCTGAAGCATCAAAAGTTACAGCATTCAACACTGTGTTAGCAAATTGTCTTTGCCATTGAATAGCACCAGATGAATTATAATATACGATATATGCATCGTCAGTATTGGTATTGTTTCCAACTAATGCAATGTTATCAGAACTATCTACTGAAAGATCAGTTCCTACAATATATCTGTCTAATTTTAATTGTCTTTGCCAAACGTTTGGTAGAAAAAAAGGACCTATACCAGTGCGTGTCTGATTTGCCCTACGCAATACAATTCTAGTATCCGCTGGTGTCGACAAATCTGTGCAGGTAAATAATAAAACAGGATCACCGCCACTCAATATTTTTATATTTCCAATTGTTAATGTAACTGTTGAAGTAATAAAGGAAGTTTGGCTTTGACTATTGATTGTAGTGCCGGCACTACTTGTACTTTCATCATAATAAATGGAAATTTCATCACCAGTTGCAGGATCAGTTCTCAACCCATATTGAATGAAATAACCATTTAATGGATTGACTATACAAGCATATGGAATTTTTCTACTGTTGTTATTTGCTGATGGATTTGGTGGAGCAGGTGAATTTAAAACGCTAGTAGAAGAATTAAATGCAGGATCTGTTACATAAGACCAACCATTAATTACAAAATAATTTGGAAAACTTCCTGTATACAGGATTCTATTGTTACTAACTCCGACTACTGAATTACTATATGAATCATATGTTATTGCTCCATCGGATACCCATTCTGCACCGCCACCTACTAAATTTAAATCAAACGATTTATTATAAATTGGTCTCAAGCCTATACTATCAAATTTAGTAATTTGAGGAAGGCCGCCTGCAGAACGCTCGCTCCAAATGTATATATTTCCAGTGGTATCCCATGCGCCATCGTAAATATCACCTATACCTGATATAAATTTAATTAGCCAAAATTTAGACTGCGCAGTACCAAGTCCAAATTTTTGATAAGTAAGAGCACCTAAAGTTGCAGTAATTGGCATTATGCAAATCCTGTCTGTGATCCAAATACTACCCACGAACCACTACTTCTAATAATGTTAAATGTATAACTATCTATAGCGTTTGTAGTGCCCGTCGGTGAATTTGCCGTCCAATATGGTACAACATTACTACCATCAACTTGTATAACATTAGGTATGTAGGCAGTGCTACCGTTAGTATTTAAAAATGTGCAAGTTATGCTTTGTCCATTCGATACTACATTACTAAGTGCAACTGAACTATTCCCTCTAAAATTAAGTGTGAAATCACTACTGGCTGCTGAACTTTTTAATATGATGGCCTGAGTTAACAAATCATAATTGATTGTTCCGGTAGATCCAGTACCATTAATAGTTATTTTTTCTATTGCCTGTTGTATACTTGTTGTACCGTCGACCCTTAACTCGGTTAAATTACCTAAACTAGTGATATTAGATTGTGCTGATTGTGTAACAAAATTTGCAAGATTAGCAGTAGCACTATTTAAATTAGCAACTAATGTTGTGCTATTTACGATCAAAGGTGCATTACCAGTACTGATATTAGATATCAATTGACTACCACTAATGTTACCGTTAGCGGTTACATTACCAGTAGCACTTATATTAGTAAATGCTGTATTACCAACGAAAAAATTTGCATTAATTGCATTTGCAAATACAGTTCCGGCTAGTGCATTGATATCACCTGATGTTGATAAACCAGTCAATGTACCAACACTTGTAATGTTAGGTTGTGCATTTGCAGTAACTGTTACTGCTAAGTTTGCAGTGCCAAAAAGATTACCAATAAAGTTACCGTTCGCTGTAATAATATTAGCGTTACTTGTAATGTCACCAGTTGTAGTGATAACATTGCCGGCTATAGTACCTGCAACGCTCAAGTTTGATAACAGACCTAATGCAGTAATATTACTTTGATTACCGTTAACTACATAACCTGCGTAACTTGCAAAGTTTGCGTTTGTAGCGTTACCTAAAAAGTTAGGTGCAGTTATATCACCGGCTGCTATTAAGTTGCCCGGTACATTTACTACATTACTTCCGCTGTCGAATGTAAAGCCTGCACTGCCACCAAAGTTACCTGAGTTGTTGTATTGAATTTGTGTGTTAGACCCACCAGGCGTACCGTTACCAGTAACGTTACCGGCTTGTGCAGTCCAACTTAGATTACCTGTACCGTCTGTTTGCAAAACATAACCATTAGTACCACCGGCAATTTTAACATTGCTAGTACCACCTAAGTTTGCAACATTACTTATAGCGAGATTGCCTATTGTTACAATCTCACTTACATTGTTGAATGTAAATGAATTTGAACCTTGCAACACGCCATCTTCGTTGAACTGTACATTGGTATTTGATCCACCCGCGATTGGGGCAGATCCAGTGTATATATTCAGTTGTATGGCTTCAGGATTTACTGTTAAATTTGTTGATTCAACAGTAAATAAAGCCTCAGTTTGTTGAATTATAAATTCATTTAGTATTTCAGACATTATTGATACCTTACGATAACGCCAATTGGCTCTTTGTTAAAATCTACTAAACCGCTTAATGGATCACTGCGACTCACACCCAATGTTAGTACTACAATTGTACTGTTGGCTGCGCTGTTGGCAAGACCAATAGTTGGTGTTGGATTAGGGCTTCCTGTTCCACCTGTTAAATCTGCAGGTATATAAATGTATCCTAATCCAGTAGCAGGTGTTGTAAATGCCGCGGTTAAGTTAGCACTATATGTTCCAACGCCTGTACTAGGCTGAGGGCTTAATAATGTTAGATTGCCTAATTCGACTGTATCCACTGTATATTCAATGTTACTCACAGAATAAAACTTTGCACCAGTTGTCAATGACCAACCAGTAGTATTAATAGGTGCGTTATTAGCATCTTTGAATGACATGGGCAAAGTATAACTTTCGCCTGTGTATATTTCAATACATTGCATCTCTGTGCCGGCGATTGACATTGTTTTTGAACCGTTAAGTAATAGACTCATTTTGTTTGTTCCTTATAAGTATTTATATTTTTTTTTAAGTTATGACCATGTTTAGAATGGATCATTTGGCCAGTACCATAGATATGTGTATCCACTAGTAATGTATGCACGAACACCTGGATCTGGTACACGCACTGCAAGACCCATGGCTCCTATTCTATAATTACCGCCGATACCTGTTAACCTAGTCGATGTAGTGTTTCCAGTAAAGTAATAAGTTGGTACTGTAATTGTCTGTACAGTGTTAGCAGGTATGTACACCTGCGTCATCTTATCAGTATACACATATGAACCATCTGCTTGGTTGTTTGCTTTGTGTCGACGGCTTACATAAGGACATACCCATATAGTAGTATTGGCATCTGTAAATATTTGCAATTGTCCAGCACCAAAAATTGGTCCCTCATCATATCGAGTACCATCGATGGGGTTACTAGTAGCAGGAATACTAGAACGAGTAATGCCCCACCAACCTTCTAGACCACGATATTGTGGGTTTCCATTACCACTGTCGATCTTTTGTGCTCTAGCGTTAGCAGGACTGAATGCAAGAGTAGCACTGCTATTAGCCAAATATCCATCTACTGTACTTGATGTTTTTGTATACCATGGATACCATCCTGTAGCAGGTAATGTAATGTTACCATATGTTCCGGGTGAAATAAATTCCACGTCACCTGGAATTTGTTGTGCTTCGTTAAATCCAATTGTAAAGATATCATCTTTAACATCAGGAAGATTTCCGCCTGTTGCAATAAATGTATTAGCACTAGGAGGTGGAAAATAAATTAATCCTTGTACATCAATATCTAAATTAACATTTCCTGGACTATTAGTTGTTACTGATGCGGGACCTGTAACTATCAAAGTATCAACAGGGTTAGAAGTACCACTATTACCTTTTCTGATTACCCATGAAGTTGTATTACCTGTTTGTACACTTGTAATCCTACCCTGTGCATCAACTTGTAAGTTAGCAACAACTGCATATGTATTTGCAACAACACCAGTAGTTGTTAGGTTATTACTAGTAACTGTATTGCTAGCAATATTGGTACCAGTAATTGTGCTATTTGCAATATTATTACCTGTTAACGAAGCAGGTTGTACATTATTACCAGTGATACCACCTGCATTGCTAATAGGATCGTATGGCGTAACACTAGGTCCTGCCCATACTACAGGTAAACTTGCAGGGCTACGTACACCTACGTTGTTGTTTTTTGCTGTAACAGACCAGTAATATGTGTCTGCTGGTAAGTCAACACTGTTAATAGAAACAACTGTGTTTGCGCTTAATTGTTCGCCGTTTCCTGATACCGAAGCATAATAGAAATGTTGACTAGTATTGCTTGTGTTACCAACGTTGAAATCCATGTACATTACTTGACCAGGAGTTGGTACGACACCTGAAACAATCATGGCAGCAACTGACGTACTGTTATCTAATACGATTGTAGGTGCAGCAGGTGTGCCGATAATGTTAGGATCGCTTAAACCTGTGTTATCTGCTGGTATAAAGTCTTTGATTAAGTTATCGTCATATACAGTGTCGTTGTATTCAAACGCAGTCATTGTTGCGCCTAATGATCCATCTGCATATTTCTGTTCACCAACAAATGTTACACGGAACAACTTATCTGTCCAACCATATTGATTTAGTGTAACTTTGATTACGTCACCCGCTTCTACTTGTATACCACTGTAATCAGTAGAGAAACTAATAACTAAATCTTCACGACCCTGGAACAATCTACGCAATGCAAGATACTTGGCTTGCACTGCATTGTTAACTATTGGTAACTGAATGTTAAGTTTGTTGACAGGTTCGTTAGGGCTTAACAGACTTGGAAAATCATCAAACAATGAAATTGTTTGGAAGTCTGTTTGATCCTTGATATTAAAGTTAGGATATTGTACTTCAACAATGTTGTATGTGCTGTTCAAGTCAATTGGGTTAACTTCAATACCACCAATTAAGTTGCTACTGTCAACTTCATACAACGCACCTAATGTAGTGTAATCAGTGTAACTTTGATTGATAACAACTTTCCATTCACCACTCATTTCACTGTATTGCAACCAACTATCGCAACTGTCAACTAATTGCTGTAGGTTGTTTAAGCAGTTTTGACCTGTGTTGATTGGTCCATCGATACGATAACGTGCTTTACTAGCAGTACCGCCACCTACTGGTTCGTATATAATTGTTTGTGCTGAATAAGCATTAAGGGCTGCTAAACTTGCAGTATTAATTTTAGTTAAAGGCACAGCGCAACCATAACGAGCATTTAACAAATAGTCTCTAATGACTGCTCCAGGCTGATACAAACTGTTTTGTAATTGAACAGTCAATGAACCTAAACTAGTTGTACCGGCGTCTTGATTGTAAACTACTTTTACAATAGCAAATGCCGTGTTAGTCATTGTTGCACTTTGACCACCTGATGTATAGATGCCTTGATTCCATCTTTGATTGCTTGGAATAGCCGCATCACTCATGATAGTTATAGCACTTTGACCACCTGTGTTAACACCACTGCTAGAACCATTTGTGAATAGGTAAATAAACAAGTTACCATCAACTTTGGTATCGACTTCTGGCGAACCTGCTGTGTTTGTTGTTAGACTAAGTACTTTGGCAGCGTCACCACCTGTACCAAATGTTACAAGTTTATTGTCATAATAAATGTTACCATATGTATACGCTGATCCTGCTGTGGTATCAGTAACATCAGCAAGTGCAACAACATACCACATTGTCTTTTGATCTGTGCTTATCTTTGCATCTGTAATAGAACCACCGATAAACGCTGATCCATACACTACTGGAAGTTTATTGTCTGTTGCAGGAGGTAACTGAACACGAGCACCAGCATTGCTTGTACCCACAGCGTTTTGTCCTGAACGATTTGATATTAATTTACTAATACCAATTGTTAACAATGTTCTTGCCGCGAAGGCTGCTACTGCACCGGCAACACCTGCGGCTGCGGCACTAAATCCAATCGCTGTTGCTAATGCAGTTGCGCCTGCTGCTATGGCTGTAAAAACTGGCATATTATATACTCCATGTATGTTCTATTGGTCTAAATCCAAATCTCTCATAATTCAAACTTTGACCTTCCATTTGACTTATTGTATAGAACTGTATGCGACCTTCTTCTTTCATGTCTTCACACAATTCTGTGTATTTCTTTAACAATCTATATCCTGCTGTGCCACCGCGATGTTCTGGTTCAACCCAATACGCAACTTCATTCATTACAAGTTTAGTATTGTCCCATAGATACGGTACACATATTGCTAATAGCATACCTGTTAACTTGTTATCTTTCTCACTAAGTAAAGCAATACCGGAACCAGCAACAATCATAGACACGATGTTAAGTGCAGACTTTTCGTTTGCCACATCTAAGCCTTTGATTGAGCCGCTGTCGTGATAGTTCCATAACATTTCAATTATATTTGGAACATCAAATTTATTTGCTAATCTTATCATGCGCCGTAGAAATCCGTATTCGATTGTGCGGTTGTCTGACTTTCCATTTCTGCGGCACTTGGATTATTTGTCTGTGCGGGTGCAGGCTTACCAAAGTCAAAGTTTTGACCGGCAATGCTATAAACGTTATTCATTGAACTATCAGTATTGCTAAACACTTGCCAACTTTGTTGATTAGTATTTCTACCTGCAATTCTGTTTTCTAAAACTACTCGGTATGAACTTGCATTTAATGTAACTGTAAAATTGTCTTCACGATCTTGTCTGTCTTCGCTGATGTTGTAACTTGTAACAATACCTGTAAATCTTAGATATGTGTTGGCAAGAACAAAGTTATTGTTGTAGAAACCTCTTGTAATTTCTATCTCACTACCTTTAATTTTGGTAGCAAGAACAATAAAAATGTTGTTACCATCGATACCTGACAAGGCAATAGATGTGTCTGCTGATGTTACACGTAAGTCACGATTTTGCACACCAACTTGCATTAGTCCACCCAGTGGTGTATATGATACTCCACCAATGTTTTCTGCTTTGTATGAACTGCTAAATGTATACACGTTTGCATTTGCTATGTTACCGTACTCATTGTAAATTGTTAACTTAACAAACTCTGCGTTTGTTACTAACGGTGCATTAACTACTTCTGGGATATTTTGCATAATTTATTCCTTAGGCTGTTGCCACCCACTCGTACAACTGAAATGCATCAGACCATTCAATCAATGCGTTACTTATTACTTGACCACGCAACATTGTCTGACCACCTGGTATCAATTTATAGATTGGCATGTTAGGGCAGAACATGTAGAATTGGCAAGACGCCCCTACTTTAATTGTTGAGTTAACTACGTTAGTAGTCAATATGTTTGGTCGATGTGTTGTCACTGTAACTGTACCAGCCGATCCACGCAATACTCTATTTGTTACTGTGAATGGATAAGGATTGTTACCAATCTGTATCAAATCATTGGGCTCAAATAAAACTCTAGTCGATGGAATAGTAGGTAAATTCTGCAATACTAATTGATTTCCTACAAATGAGTTAACTCGTATTCCGTTTATTTGTGTGCTTGACAGTGAGCCTTGGTATATAAATATCCAACTCAATTGTGGTAAGTTGGCAAATGTAATTAACTGCGGTGTATAACGATCTAACGTATCAATCTGTTCCATGAGTGCTCGGGCTTCGTAGTATTTAAAACTACTAGGCATGTCTAATTTAATTCTCCATGGATTGTAAGTTGGTGTCAAACTAACACGTGGAACTTCGTTGCGTGTAAATTGTATACCTACAACGTTACGCCTATCGATTTGTATACCATTGCAGAAGTTGACAATTGTTTGTAATCCTGACATATCTTTTCCTTATCTATTTGAGTATGGCAATTCTTTGCGTGCCATTTCAACTGTACCAAGCAATGTCTTACGATTCTCAGCAAACAATTGTGCAACACTCTTAGCGTCTACTGCCGAGATGTTATTAGTGATATAGTTGTTTGTTACTGGTGCTGATATCATTCCAGCACCGCCTCCACCCAATCTATCATTAGGGATAATTGTGCCTGCGCTTCTTGGTACGAACAACTCTGGACCTTGCTCACCAACAATACTTGGTTTGTTTAGTGGGGGTGTTCCGCCATTAGCAAATCCAAACAAACTACCGATCGAACTTAGTATGCCACCACTACCACCAATTGCACCTAACAATTTAGTTGCTTGTGCTTTCAACTCAATCTTAATCATGTCTTGTATAATGCTACGGCTAAAGTCTTTAAAACTAAACTTACCGGTTTGTACAAAATTATCAATAGCACTTTCCATATTGCGTGTTATGCTACTGAATACTTGACCTGCTTGTTGGGCAGCGTTAGTAGCATTGTCCATATAGTTGTCAAATGCTGTCTTCCAACCTTGCTCCCATGTGCGACTTGCATTTAGGTTGTTTGTTTGTTCTTGTGCAATTAATTTATACTTGTCAGCAATCTGTTGCAAGCCGGCAGCAAGTTCTTCTGACTGAGCACTTGTTAAGTCCATACCATCATATGATGCGGCAAACACTCGCCCTGCTTCTAATGCAGCCTTACGTGCTTCTTCTTGGATCGCTGCCAATTGCTGTTCTAATGGACTACGCTGTTGTTGTGCTCCGGCAAACTGTGTTTCTTTTAGTTTGTCATTAGCACTAATCATTAAGTCGCCAAGTTGTTGTTGACGACTAATCTGTGCTTCAATGGCAGCAGTGACATTTTGCATTGTGCGTAGACGATCTTCTTCAAGCATCTTAACGCCTTGCAATCCAGTAATTGCGTTACCAATACGTTGTGCATCTTTTTCGGCTATTTCTTGAATTTTAGCAATTTGTTGGTCGTATGTAATTGCTAAACCTTGCTCATCTTTGCCTAACTTTGATTTAGCATCTCTAAGTTTTTCAGACTCGGCGGCTGCTCTTTTGAACACATCTTCTTGTGCTCTCATTACTTCTTGCAAATCTTCGCTCTTACCAATCAATGATTTTTCAAAATTGATAGAATCTAAAATTTGAGTATTTTGGTCTTTATAAGCCTGTGCTGCCTGTTGTATTTCTTTGCGTTTGGCTGCAAGTGCATCTGTTACTTCACGCACTGCATTTGATTCTTTTTTGTTTGAATCAATTGCCATTTGCTGACGATTCTTCAAGCGTTGCATTTCATTATCATGCTCTGCTTGTGCTGCCTGTGATACGCTTGGTGGAGGTCCCATACCAAGCATATTGTTTAGTTTATTAATTGCGGCTGCAAGTTTAGGAAACTTCTCAGTTACAAATCGTTCTAGACCTGCGGCTGCTTCATCAAACCAACCTCGTAGATTCTTGCCCGTCAATATATCTAGTGCTTCGTTCAACAAGTAAACGGCAGCAACTAATTGTCCAACATATGGAATCATGCGTAACAATGAACCTGCTACTGTTGCGAATCCTACGCCAGCAAATGCCAAACGCTTGCCCAATGTAGCAAATGTAATTCCCATCTGCGTGACTAGACCACTACCATTCTTAATGGCTGCAATCCATGCAGGTGCCGCATATGCAGTCAAAACTTTCAATGTAATCTGTGCAGTTTTACCTAATGATGCTAATCCTAGGATCATGCCACCAACGCCTATCTTGAACGCGGCATAAGCAGTACCAATTGCACCGGCTAGATAAAGAAACCCTCTACCTAATTTTTCTATGATATAAATGCTTGCTGCCAATGCGGCTAATGATGTTGCAAGACTGACGATAGAATCAATCATCTTGCCTATTTTGTCATCATCCATTTTATTAATGAACTCGACCATTGGTTGTATGGCTTTTAACAAACTTAATTGCAATTTTTGTGTTGCAATATCAAGTTTGTTTTGCATGTCTGCTGTTTGCTGTATAGACTTTGCGTAATTACCGCTAGCAATTGTTGCAGAATTTAATTGACTTGCAACACCTTGAACGTTAATGCCGCGGAAGCCTTTGCCCAATAGATCAGTAGTTAATACAGCACGTTTACCTGCATCATCAATTTTAGCAAGACCTTGAATTGTCTTTGAAAGTAAATCTTGTTCGCTTAGTGTGGCTAAGTCTTGTAAACTTATGCCAACTTCTGCAAAAGAACTTTGAGCAGATTTACTACCACTGGCTGCTTCACCAATTGTTTGCACAAGTTTTTGTAACGATGATTGCGCTTGGTCTGCTGTGCCACCATTCAATTGAACTGCTTGTTGGAATCCTAGAATGTTTTGTACTGCAACACCCGTAGCATCACTAACATCTTGTATGCTATCGGCTAATCTTACAACATTAGTAATCATAGTACCAATAGCAAGACCAGCGATTGCACCTCGTAGCCCACTAAATGTTGTGTTTAATTTTTCAACACGTTTGTTTAGTTGGTCAAGGTTTCTTTGCGCTGGCCCTGTGTTGACATCAACTGAATAACTTAAATCTGCCATTTTATTTTGCTTTCAAAATTTGTCCTACACGCTTTTGAATAAAATCTCGTGTAGGTTTTGTCATACCCTCAGGCGCTTGGTCACTACCTCGCATACCTCTGCGTGTCATATGACGCCCTTTATCAAGTACTTGTGCGTACTGATAATTGGCTTCAATAGTGTCACCTTTGAGTTTGGTATTGCGTCTAGCATTGCCGGTACGCACTGGTGTATTCTTTTTGAAAACATCATATGCTTCATTTGGTACCTTATCCAACTTGCGTTGTATGCGTTTCAATGATGCAGATATTGTATTGACTGTTAATGTAACTGACATTATTGTTCCCTGACTTTTTTCAACATTGCTTGTAACTGATCTGTATTGTAATCTGGAATAGGATCTTTACCATTGTTCATAGCCTTCTTGTGCTGATAATTTTCAAACGTTAGTGCGGCATCCATAATATACAAATCAAATGTGTTACTTCTATTTAATACTTCACTTGGCAACATACCATAACGCTTACCAAGTGAATCTATCATCAATATTGACATCATCTTTTCAGACTTGGGATCAATATTGTCGTTAGTTACTTTCCCAATAAATCAGTCACCTTTGTAATTGCCTTCATCAATACATGAGTTGGTAGCATAGAATCTTTAGTAAGAATTTCTTTGCCTTTTTCATCTAAGATTAGTGTCTTAACCACATCGATAATGCCACCAGTATCGCCGTTAGTCATGTTGGCTAACTTCATAAATGTTTCCATTGGCTGACGATCCCATGTGTGGAATGTGATTGCTTCACCAAACTCTTTGACGGTTTCTTCGTCATCGATAGTGACTTCAATTAGTTGGGGTTTTGCTGAGAGTTGACTTAATTTCATGATTTGTTCCTGTAAATTGTTGTATTGTATTTATTTGTTTTCTTCTGAATCTTCTAGTAGTTGATTTAGAAGTGCAAGACGAAATGCTTGCTTTGCTTTTAGTTGTCTGATAGTTGCTTGCATTGAATCAAGCATTGGCATCATCTTTGCTTCATCTGCTATCAAACTTCTTAGTTTTTCTGTATCGCTATGAAGCCATGCGTTTTGTTCGCTCATTTGTTGCTTTCATTGTATAAAGGGAAAGGGACTTAAAATGTCCCTTTCTCATTACTGATTAAACAGTGTCGTTTGTCATAGAACCATCGACAGCGATAGTCAATGGTGATACCCAAACGGGTGCTTCTGGGTTAACAGTAGGTGCTAGACTTGTAATGAATCCAGATCCTTCAGTATAGTAAGCGCCGTTAGCGTTACCATTCCAGTAGATTCTGAAACTCAATGGAGTCTTGTCGATACTTAATTGTGATAAACCAAAGTATCCTGCTGTTGTGTTGCCTAGAGAAGCGTTACCAAACCATACTTCATCATCAATAACAATGTTAGTGCTGATTTCGTTATCGGCTGGTGTAGGTAGTTTTTGCATGTCTGTGTTGCAGAAATCAGTGTATGAGTATACACCTGTACTATTTGTGATAGTGATATCTTGCAAGCAGATAACGCCAAGTGGGTTTGTTTCCACGTTTGCTACGTTTGTGCTGATCTGAATTATTGGTTGTGTACCAGTTTCATTTACGGTAATTCTTGCCATTTTAGTCTCCTTTGTTGTGGCTTTAAGTGTTAAATTCCATTCTTAGCAATCTGAATGTCCAGGTATGTCTTTCTGCCTGAGTTGGTCCATATGTTAAGACTTGATCGAAATTTCTTTCAAAATAACCATCAAACAATTGCTTTCCATTGTCTTTTATTGCGGTAACAAGATTGGCAATGATAGCATTTATTTGAATGTTGAATGGGTCATCTTGGAAAGAGATGTATGTTACGCTAAATTGATCGTATGCATGATAAATTGTAGCGCAATATTGTATGCCTAATTGATGAGGATTTCTTTCTACTGTATGCACATCACTTACATATATACCATAACGAACAACATCCGCATCGCTGGGGAAGTCGTCATAGATTGGAACATTCCAATCTTTTGGTATATCACGTTTCAACACATCAATGATTTGTTGTGTATTAACAGTGGGTGCATTAAGCACAGTGACTTGCGTATAAGCCATTAGAAATATCTCCTATCGCCGTTGAAATAATCAACGTCGGCTGTCCAATTTTCTTCAAGTTTAGTTGTTGGTCCATTTGGTGAGTCTTGGTATAAGTCATAGAAGTTCATTAACTGCAATGCTTTTTCCCACTCGTTATTGCATCGTTCTTTTGCAAAATTGTAGTTCTGCAAATCAACTTCATTCATGTTTGATACATCTGTTACTAGGCTTTCGTAGAAAACTAAGATAGCCCCAAATGTATCTAATCGCATGAGTGTCTGATCGTTTTTAATGAGCAAACTTGGGTTGAACGAACTTATCAACTGTCCATTTGGCAGATTAGCATAATAGTAAGCACCCAGAACGGTATCGCAATATTTTTGCCACCAACCGAACTCTAGTTTGTACAGCCATTCTTGTGATGACACCTTGAAGTAAGGTTGCCAATCAACATTAAGTGCTGCCGCTCTACGTTCAGCCGCTGGATCGTAGAAAGCAATGTCTGCGACTGTTGCGTTACTGATTCGTTGATAGGGTACTGACATATTATATTTTTCCTAGACAATTGAGAGAGTGTTACCACCCTCTCATTCAAATTAATCTTGAACGATGTTTACTGCGCCACCACGACGTAAGTCACCAACGCCAGAACCGAAGTATCCGACACCAGTCAACCAGATTTGTAGACCACCAGGTACTTCACCAGTCTTAATCTGCAATCCTTCTTTCATAACAGTAAACAAAGCACTGTCACCGAAGTATGCACCGACTAGTACTGGGTATGCACCATTGCCAAGACTTGCGATTGGACGAGTTGCAGACTGCAAGAATGTTGTGAACATAACCATGCAACCATAAACAGATTCGATACGACCTGTTGCTAACAATTCGTTACCAAGAGCAGATAGGTTACTACCACCAGATTGAGAAACTGCGCCACCAGTCAATTCAGCCAATAGACGATTCAATGAAGAACCATTTTGACCTGCTGGAGTTGCTGTAACTGTTAATGCATCACCGTTACTGTCAAGAACGATAACTGGAGTACCAGGCATACGTGCGACTTTAAAGTTTTGCTTGATGTTACGAATCAATTGTAAAATACTATTAGATGTGAAGCCTTGAACCGGTGAACTACCTGGGCTACCAGCCGCGATAACTTCCATAGCGCCTAATTCTAAGACACGTGGGAATCCGTCAGCAGGAGTTGCTGTGTAGAATGTGTTGCCTGGAGTTGCTTTGAACGCCAAGAAAGCCGCTGTAACACGTTGGTCAACTTTTTCAGCGAATGACTCACCCAATTCAGCACCAAGCGTTGCAGCCAATGTGAATGAAGTTGTCCATCCGTAGAAGATGTCGAACGCTGTTTGTGCAACTGCTGGAGTTGCAGTGATTGTGCCTTGACCCAATGCAGGGTTTTGTACAACCGCGTTACCTGTACCGTAAGTACCACCAGTGCCGTTAGCATTGTAGTCTTGATACGTGATCGGTGCGAAGTTAGGTACTAAGAATGTTTGACCTTGTGTAGGTGTAACAACGTTAGTGAAGTTAACTAGACCGTTAGATTCGTGCATTGCACGTAATGCGAAGTTGGAGATAGCAGTTGTGAAGCCATCGCCTTCGTTATTAGGACCGCCTAATACATATGCCATGATAATTTTCCTTTAATGTTGGCTAAATCAGAGTACTTTGCGACTCGAACTTGATACGCTCGCTGTTACGCCAAGACCTTTAAGACCAACATTCTTGCCTAGACCGTTTTTATTTGCCCATGCATTGAATGCTGCCGGATCACGTGAGTAATCTGGTACTGCCTCGTCTGACGCTCCAGTGAAAGAACCTTGTCCAGGTCTTAAACCAGATCCAGAATTTAGTTGACTCTGCTTGAGAAGTTTAGGATTACCCTGTGCAACTTCTTGTACTAAACCCTGAATAGTAAGTGGCATTCCATCAGAACCATAACGCTCTTGACCTTTGTTATTTACGATAGCATAAGTGCCGTCTTGATTCCATTGAATGTTTGACTTGACTTTGCTTAGTGCGTAATCTAACAAATCAGGATCGAATTTCTCACCCATTGATCTTTGAATGTCAGAATCAAGTTCCTTCTCACGCAATCTTTGTTCTTTTACAGACAAATCTTGCTGAAGTTTTTGAAACTGCTCATGCAGATCATTGGTAGTAACTCGACCAGGCGCTTGTTGCTGTCTTGTGTCCACTACTGGCTGTGCGGAGCCACCGGATGTTTGAGCCCCTACTCTTGCCATAAATGCTAATGCGTCTTCTACAGATTGGAATTGTGTTCCACTTGCATTTGACATTGCATTCAATAGCGATTGAGTTGTGCTTTTACGAATTGCACCAGGGTTAACGTTTTGCTCACTGCTTTCCTGATTTGCATCAGCCTGAACAGTTCCAGGGGCTTGACCGTTGCCAACGATAGAATTTTGATCCATTTTAATTAGTTCCTTTAGTTATAACGTAACAAACGAGTTGTATAGAGTATTTATACTTTCGCTAACCATATTTAAATTAGCGACCAGTATTCATTGTGTTTAGTAACAGAGGAGGTACTTGTTGAGCATAATACGTCATGCCCACGTTAGTAACAGGAGTACCTGCACCACCTAATATACTTGTGTTGTCGCCGCTATCTGCAACGCCATCACCATTGTCTGATGTTTCGTCAGATTCGTTTTCTTCTTCACCAAACATCTCATGTCTAGGAATCATTGAATCACCAAGATCACGACTGTTAACTTGTTCATTGTTCTCAGTCATTAGTGTTTTTAGATCACCATTTGGTAATGATTGAATGTAAGCATTCTCATACTCTGGTATATCTTCTGCTGGAGCAAGCATAGCAATGATTTCTTTAGTGATAAGACTTTGAATGATATCATTGTCACCAACAAGTTCTTTAGCGGATTTAATCAACGCCATTCTGTAGTTGGTATCATGTGCTTCATAGTCAGTATTGTAGTGTACTTCACCAGCCCAACGAACGTCCATAAAACGTGCGGCAAATGTAAAGATCATTTCTTCTGTGACTTCCATCAATCGTGCTTTGGCTTTTGCTAGTCTGTGTAATTGCTTACGTTCTTCAATGATGGCAACACCACTTGCAATTTGATTTTTAGTATTCCTTAGTCCACCTAAGCCCGTAAGTGCTTCAATCTGTTCTAGGATGTCTTGTTGCGCTTTGATAATCACATCAACGTCACCTGTGTCAATAGGGATTGCTTCTACTTGTCCCTCTGACGCTCTCACGATTGCTCCCGCGTGAACAGGAATACTAATACCTTTATCTGCACGAATAATAGTGTGAGCAAATTGTAATGCAGTGTACTTTTCGCATTCCATTTTATAGTGCTCACGCATTGCATCGCTTGCTGAATCAATGTCTGAAACGCCTAAGTCAATTGTGCGAGGGTCTCTGCGACCATATGCTATAAAGACTGGGATAGCCATACCAGGTGGGAATGTGCCTTCACCTGTTAACTCAGCATCAGCATTTAATTTACCAGGACCTTTTTCTACCTCGTAACTTCTCCAGTAACTTGGAGTGGTAGCGTCACCTAGGTAATAACACTTGATGTAATAGCAATTTTCATCTTCCATCTCTTTGATTTTAACTTTTTTGAGCATGGGCTTGCCACCGTAGTAATCGAACTCCCAATCCCATACATCTAGTGGGTTGATAGAGCAAACATACGGACGACCTAGGCTTCCGTCTTGTTGTTGAGGCATGTCAACTGCGACCCAGCAGTGACCATATATACTTGTAAGATCACCAATCGATTCCATAAAACTTGTTAGTGTGCGATTGTTTAAGTCTGCATCTAACATGAATAAGTCAGCCCATTCAGTGCTGTTTGGATTTAGATATTTGCCCTGTGGTGTGCAAAATTGTACATTGCGTTTGACACCTGGCTCAAACAATACATCATTGATAGTGTCAACAATGTAACGACATATAGGTTGTGCTACAGTGTTTGCTATAAGATCGTTCCACAGTGTTGAATCTTCACTTGGACGCTTTTTTCGTACCATCATTTTGAATGGTGTGCCTCCAAGGTAAGCGTTTTGATACGTTAACATTTGTAAATAAATGTTAGAATAAATGGGGCTTTTCTGTAATAGGTCTGAGTTCTTCATTAATGTAATCTCACAATTAGGGATTTAACCATAGGGTGCATAGTATATTTATGCTTATGGCTTATGTTTGCACTTATCCATGTGCCAAAGACCGTGTGTTGTAACAGGACCTTCTACACCACAATGGGGGCAAACTGTTCTATTCACTGGGCCTGTACGTCGGGGTGATTTGTTATGTCTATCATTAGCAATCATGTTATCTACAATATTCTGTCTTGTAGCAGGGTATAAATGATCGGGATTGACGCAAATGTAGTTGTAACATGTGTGTCCTATCTCTACGCCAATTGGTATGGGTGAGTTATGATGTTGTTCATAACTTACACGATGCGTTAACTTCATGCGACTACCATCTCTTATAAAGCCATAGCCTGCATTGTTAGTTGCACCTTGCCATTCCCAACATCCATTGTCTTGCACAATCAATCTACTAAACAATCGTGACTGCACTGGTTCATACTTTCCTTTTGTCATTTGTTAACTCCAAACTTGATAATCTTCTTGTTGTTCGCCATTCATAATCTCTTCCCATGTTGGACCACCGGGATATAATGGACTATCAGGCATGTGCTCTGTACCGGGGCGCATACGATTTGCTAAACGTTGATCCATACCAACATACTCTGCGATGCCGGAACTTTCGTGTGTGATTGGGAACAAGTAGTGTATGCCATAACGAATACAGTCACCAAGACCGTCGATGTGTGCATACTTCTGCTCAGTGTACTTTACTAATCGTTTGCGTGATGCATCTTCAAAATGGTATGTTTGTAATGCTTCAAGTAAAAACTTATCATCTTTTTTAACTACTAGTTTGCCTTGATTTATAAACGCATTGCTAGTATTGTCAGTGTCAGTAACAAGAGGATTAGACTTGCGTGTGTTAACAACTGTAAATCCATATTTCTCAATAATTGTTTTGTCTGTGACACCGAATGGGCTTGTGGTATCTCTGTTAGTCTGAGCACCACTCATGTCAATAATACTGTTGATTCTACGCTTAGGAAAATCCATACGTATTGCTTGTGCGATACCTTCTGTTGAGCAATCTGGTATCGCATAACTCTTTAAGATTTCAATGCGACCGTCTGGCATGCCTGGCTTAATAACTTGTGCAACTGTAGCACACATAACACGTTTGTTCCAATCGTGAAATGAGTACAGATCACCGCCCATGTCTTTAATAGTATCGACTGTGTACTTGTCTTTGTTCCATGTGTAGTAGAACATGTCAGCAACACTTTCCCATTGACACATGTAATCTTGTGCAAACTTGAGGGGACTGATAATGCGTTTCTGTTCTTCAATAAAGTTTCTGTTACCACTACGCATTTGCAAATAGTTGAAGTGTCTTACGATATACTTCTCTGGGTTTTGCAATGCCAATTGAAACATGTCGTGTAATGGACCTGTACCGTTTGGCGTACTGATAACAATCAATCGACCTGCTGTGTCTGGTTGTCCCACCTTAGGTCTCAATCGGTTTGTGATTTCTTGTAGTGTGTCTTGTGTGTATAGTGCGGCTTCGTCAGCGACCCATACGCCTACGTTTAAGCCTCGCAAGTTTTCACGTTGCTCTGCACTTTTGCAACGAATGAATGTGCCATTATGAAAGCGAATTGTTAGTTCACTGTTGTTGATATCCTTACCGTCTACAAGACCAAAGTATTCTATACAACTACGCTTTAATGGCTCCCAGATCAAAGACTTAATCATTGCACCCGTTGGGGCAGAATAAATTATGTCTTTGCCCTTGTGATAGCGAGGGTCAGTTGCGAATATAGGTAAGGCTATAGACGCAAGGAAGGTCTTTCCACTACCAACAGGCACAATGTCTATGTTGTGCTTATCAGTAGTGAGCCAGTCACGCAAGATTGTGTTCTGCTCGCCATACAATGGAATATCGATGCTACGCATTATTTCCAATCATCTAATTCTTGACTAGGAAAACTAAACGCTGCCGCTAATGTGTGACCATTACTAGTAACATCAGTCTCATGTTTGTCAGCGATAACTTTAGCAAGTAACATTTGTTGATATCTTTGGATTACATTCATGTCGCCACTTTGTCTGGCTCTGATATAATCTTGTGCTAGTCCTACAGCGAATGGTACGTCTTGTCTAGCAATCTCTGCTAGTACATCGGCTGCACTCAACTTAACTGTAGAGCCTGTTTTTCTTCCACTGCCGGGTCTTGCACCACCGCGACCTTTTTTCTTAGGTGGCTCGGCTGGTTGAAGAATTTGATTATCAACCATAGGGGCCATATCTAATGTATTAGTCAGACTTTCGTTGACTAGTTGTTGGTTATAACTTACCATGTTTGTAGTATGTACCATGTTAATACTCCTATACTGAAGCCTACAATTACATCAATTAACTTGAAACGAAACATTTGCCAATTCATGATAATCTTGCCTCAATTAATTTTTTCAACTCTTGATAGCGTGGGGTTCTAATAAGTTGATCGTTTATCTCTTTTAGTTGCAGTACTTCTTCAATGGTGCCGTTTTCAATCATCCATTGTAGTTTACTGTAGCGCCAACTACAGTGTAAGTGTCCCATAAATTCTCTTTTTGTCATTTCCAATATTCCTGTACTACGGTAGTATGACAGTTATGCGGTTTCTCAAACCCATGAAACACTAAGATGCTTGATGTATCTTTGTGTCCTTTAACTTCATACTCCCACTTATAACTTTCATACCATTCTTCAGGGAAGAAATAGATTTCTTCTTTGTGCTTGTCCCAAATGTATGCTTGATCGCCTGATCTTTTATAAGTTGCCATGACATTACTACCTCTGACTGTCATGTTTTCCCATATGTCGCTATACTTGTTGTTGGGCCATTTGAGCAAACCTGATCCTAATATGTTTATATTGTTGTCTT